CGTGTTGATATTTCAGTATTATAACCATATTTTTTTGATTGTTCTAAATCTTTTTCAATTAATTTTTCTTCAACACCAGTAAGAAGTTTAAACTTAATATTGTTTTTTCCAATTGGTGTTTCAAAATCAAAAGAATTATCACTATAATCTACACCATCTACTGGCTCTTTAAAGGGACACTCAGTAAGGTCGAATGTATGTTCAATCTTTTGCTCAATATTATTTGGATTAGTTACTTCACAAGTATATTCAGAACCATAGGCTAGAATACGAGCAGCAACTAAAACTGCATTTTTATCACCTAAAACCAAATGTTCTTGTTTAATACCTTGTGTAACTATCAAACTATCTAACAATTTATCGATAACCACACCTTGTGTAATGAGATTTTCAGACATCAATATGTCTTCTTCTCGTGTTGTCATGTATTTTAATTCTAATTTACCTTCAGCAAGTGGTGAATCTTCTGAGTATACTTTTCCACCAGATGGTAAATCTATAACTTCCGTAGGGAACTTATGTTCTGACATTATAACTCCTTGTTGTGACTATCACAACGGTTTTTTAGAATTCAAGTATAGCGTAATCGTATCTTAAAGTTAGGGTAATTTCAACAGGATTAGAATCACTAAAGTCTAAATCACCGAAAGCAGCATCTGAAATGTAAGTACCGTGTAGTGTCCATTTCTCAACAATATCACCCACAGGTCCTAATACTTGAAAAGTAACATTTTTCTTATATGTGTCTTGGTATCCATCACGACCAGTAGAACTTTCATGATGTAATCTTACCCAATCTATTACAGAAGAAGCCGCAGAAGGTACAATCGGGTCATACAAAGTAACTTGTAGAGTTTGCCACCTACCTTTACCTTTAACATATTTAGTAACATTCATATGCTCCAAAACAACCTCATCAAAAGTAATTTGAGGTCTTTGAGCAGTTTTAATCGTAAAAGCAGGTATGCCTGTATCTCCAAGCTCCATGATAAACCTATTTTTTAGTTTTGGTTCATATGGTGTATACCATAATTCTTGTGGTGTTACTGTTGCCATTATTTATCTCCTATAGTAATAAATATCACTTTCCTAAAAAATTATTCAGGAAAAGCAGCTCCTGTTGGTTGTACTACAAAGTCTAACACGATGAATTCGGCAGTCCTTGTTGGTTGTATAAATATCTGTCCTATCAACTGATTTCTATCAATTGTTTCATCTGTATTGTTACTATCATCCATTACAACTCTGAAAGCGTTTAATCCATTATTAGCTTGAACTTCTTCCATATAAGGATTTACAACATTCAAGAATTGATTTCTTAAAGCATTTGTATTTTGTTCAAATAACAAAGTTCTTGAAGAATTAGCAACGAACCTTTTAAGATTAATTAACAATCTTCTTACATTTATTCGGTCAAGGGCAGAAGCTTTCTTCTGTAGTGTTTTTTGTCCAAATACTACCACACCTTGACCTGGGAAAGTAGCTATTGGATTAACATTTGATTCATACAAGTCATCACGATTCTTTTGTGTTAATTTTCTATATGCCTGTACAGCACTATCAATTCCACCTCTGTTTAGACCAGCAGGAGCAAACCAAGGTTGTCCTACAGTATCATTAAAATGATAAACACCAGCCATTACGACTGATGGTGGTACGAATCTAAAAGTACCAGTTGTAGAATCTTGTATCTGTACCCAAGGATAATAAGCAGCAGCATAACTTGAATTACGAGCCTCTGTATTTGTTTTAGCATTTGCTACACTATCAGTTGAAAAAGTATTATCGTATACTAAGAAACAATCACCTCTATCTTCACATAGTTGAATAGCATCTCGAATAATGATATTAGAGTTTGTTCCAGTTTGGTCAATAATGCCAGGTAAAAGTAATAGGTTAAAATCATATAAGTCTTTGTTTGTCAA